CTGTCGGACAACACGGCGCTGTTGGATATTTTTAGATCAGGGAGTGATGCCTACGCCCAGTTCGGCGCACAGATGTTCGGCATCCCGGGCCTGACCAAGGACACGCACCCCGTGGAGCGGCAAGCAGCCAAGAGCGCGCTGATCGGGGCAGGCTACCAGTTGGGTTGGGCGTCGTTCGCCGCGCAGCTTCTGGTGGGGTTCCTGGGCGCCAAGCCGCTGCGCTACACCAAGGAGGACGCCAAGGTTCTGGGCGTCACGGGCGAGGACGTCAGGCGCTTCCTAGAGTGGGACGAGAATCTCAAGAAGCTGGAGGCCATCCCGCACACCTGCTCGACCCTGGAGTTGGCCATCCACTGCCTAGCAGCCAAGGCCATTATCGACAAGTACCGCGCCGCCTCGCAGCCCGTGGTGGCGTTCTGGAACCTGTGCCAGGAACTGATCGAGTACAGCCTGTACCGGGGCAAGGAATACAAGCACAAGTGCATCACGTTCCGCAAGGAACAAATCGTCTTGCCAAGTGGCATGGCGATGCGGTATCCTGATCTCCGCCAGGACAAGGACGAGGGTGGTCGATCCCAGTGGTCGTACGCTGACGGCAAGAAGCGCATCAAGCTGTACGCCGGGAAGATCACCAACAACATTGTTCAAGGCACGGCGCGCTGCGTCATGACAGACGGGATGCTAAGGGTTGCGAAGAAGTACCCTTTGGTAGGCACGGTGCATGACGAATTGATCGCCGTGATACCGGAAGGAGACGAAGATTACGCTAAGACTTGGGTCTTGGCGCAGATGACTATGGAGCCGCCATATTTACCGGGCATCCCGCTTGATGCGGGAGTCGGTGTTCACAAGCGGTATGGAATGACCAAAGACTAAACAAAGGAGAAAGCATGCCCAACATCCCCGTCCGCATCCGCGTAGGTAAGCAGATGTATTCCGTTGACGTGGTCGAGTCCATGCGCCGCAAGGCGACGATGGGCCGCACCTACTACGACCTGGGTCGCATCGAGATCGGCGCCAGCAGCAACCTCACAGGGCGCAAGTTCACGGACGCTGAGATCGACGACACCTTCTGGCACGAGGTCACACACGCCATCCTCTACGACATGGGTCACCGCCTGTACAACGACGAGCACTTCGTCACCGAGTTCTCAGGGCGCCTTGCCAAGGCCATCAAGTCAGCGAAGTTCAAATGAGCGAAACAAACATCACGTGGAGCCACAGCGGCCTGAAGGACTTCGAGGGCTGCGCTCGGCGCTACCACGAGGTCAAGGTTCTAAAGAACTACCCGTTCCAAGAGACGACGCACACCATCTACGGGAAGGACGTGCACAAGGCCATCGAGGACTACGGCAAGGACGGCACACCCATCCCCGAGAAGTACGCGCAGTTCAAGCCGGTGGTGGACGCGGTGCTCAGTAAGCCTGGGCGCAAGCTGTTCGAGCACGAGATGGGTGTGACGCGTGACCTGCAGCCTTGCGGCTTCAACGATCCCAACCGTTGGGTGCGCGGCATTGCCGACCTGCTGATCATTGACGACGACAACCTGTCGGCCAAGGTGGTTGACTGGAAAACAGGTAACAACAAGTACCCCGACCGAGATCAACTGATCCTCATGTCTCTCATGGTGTTCACGCACTTCCCCCACATCAGGCAAGTGAAGTCGGCGCTGTTCTTCCTCGTCAAGGAGTCGATGACCACCCACGCCATGCTGCGCGGTGAGGCCGAGGAAGCATGGTGGCGCTACCGTGAGCGTGTGGCCAAGCTCGAAGCAGCGCACACCACCGAGGTGTGGAACCCATCACAGTCCCCTCTGTGCGGATGGTGCCCTGTGGCCACCTGCACGTTCAACCCCAAGCACTAGGAGCCAAGCATGGCCACGCGTGACTACAAGAAGGAATACGCCGAGTACCACGGCAAGCCCGAACAGATCGCCAACCGAGCCGAGCGCGTCAAGGCGCGGCGCGTGATGGAGAAGACGGGCGCAGCCAAGAAGGGTGACGGCAAGGACGTAGATCACATCAGACCGCTCAGCAAGGGCGGCACCTCCGCGAAGACCAACCTGCGCATGCGCAGCGTCAAGGCCAATCGCGGGGACAAGTAACAACAGGAGAAAGCATGGAAGTCGTTGAGAACCGGTTGCTCGTCTTCAAGACGCGCAACCCGGATAAGTATTCCCTCATCCCCAAGAGCAAGGCACTGCCCCGTGAAGGTGGCGGCTACGACGTAGCCGTTTACTGGGGCCTGGACGAAGCGCGTGTGCTGCGCAACCTGGGGGTGAAGAACGTACCGTCTCCCATCTACGGGCGCTACGAGTGGCCCGGGCGCTACACGCCGATGTCCCACCAGAAGGAGACTGCCTCCTTCCTCACGCTGCACCGCCGTGCGTTCGTGTTCAACGATCCCGGTACGGGCAAGACGCTGTCTGCCCTGTGGGCGGCTGACTACCTGATGAAGCGTGGCGACGTTAGGAGGGTTTTGATTTTGTGTCCGCTGTCGATCATGCACAGCGCCTGGATGCAGGACTTGGGTAACAGCGTCATCCATCGCAGCGCGGTGGTGGCGCACCATGCCCAGGCCGCACGGCGGATCGAACTGATCCAAGAGAACTACGAGTTCGTCATCATCAACTACGAGGGTCTGAGCCTGATTGCGAACGAAGTTCGCGCTGACGGGCGTTTTGATTTAGTTATTGTTGATGAGGCCAACGCCTACAAGAACCCGCAGACCAAGCGGTGGAAGGCGCTGAACTCCATCATCAAGCCCGACACCTACCTGTGGATGATGACCGGCACGCCTGCGTCGCAGTCACCGGTGGACGCCTACGGTCTGGCCAAGCTGGTCAACCCCAACGGGGTGCCCAAGTTCTACACCGCATGGCGCGATGCCGTGATGAACAAGATCACGATGTTCAAGTGGGCGCCTAAGCTCGACGCTGCCGACAAGGTGTACGAGGCGCTGCAGCCTGCCATCCGCTACAGCAAGGCGCAGTGCCTAGACCTGCCGCCCGTGGTGACGATGACCCGCGAGGTGCCGCTCACGCCGCAGCAGGCCAAGTACTACAACCTGCTAAAGACCCAGATGCTGGTGATGGCTGCAGGCGAGACGATCACGGCAGTCAACGCTGCCGCTGCGCTCAACAAACTCCTGCAAATCTCAGCAGGCGTGGCCTACACCGACAACAAGGAGGTGGTTGAGTTCGACGCTACCCCGCGCCTGAACGTGCTGATGGAAGCACTCGAACAGACTGACAGGAAGGTGATCATCTTCGCTCTGTTCCGCTCCGCCATCGACGCCATCAGCGAGTACCTCAACAAGAACGGCATCGCCAACGAACAGATTCACGGTGGCGTGACGGCCACCAAGCGTGGCGACATCATCAAGCGTTTCCAGACGCAGCCCAACCCGAGGGTGCTGGTGATGCAGCCTGCGGCTACAGCGCACGGCATCACGCTGACCGCTGCCGACACGGTGATTTTTTATGGCCCGCTCATGAGCGTGGAGCAGTACACCCAGTGCATCGCACGGGCTGACCGCAAGGGACAGAACGCCGACAAGGTGACCGTCATCCACATCGAGGGCTCGCCCGTGGAGAAGAAGATGTTCAAGGCGCTCACCGCCAAGGTGGACGACAACGCACTGCTCGTTGACCTGTTCAACAGCGAAATTCAAGAAAGGGGGTTGTAATCGACTCTGGACACTGTATACTCTTAGACACAAAGATAAGGAGAAAGCAATGACTGAAGAAACCATCCCGATGGACAAGCTCGTGCGCATGTACACCAAGATGCGCGCAGCCATGCAAGACCTCGACAAGCAGATCGAGAACATCAAGGAGCAGCAGCAACAGGTGAAGAACGCCATGAAGGATCAGATGCAGGCGCTCGGTACCAAGTCTGTTCGCACCGACTTCGGCACGATCACGCTCAAGGAGAAGTCCCGGTACTACACGCAGGACTGGGACAGCTTCAAAAAGTTCATCGTCGAGCATGATGCCGTCGATCTTTTGGAAAAGCGCATCGCGCAACTCAACATGCAGACGTTCTTGGACGAGAACCCCAGTCTGCATCCCCCTGGACTCAGCAGCCTTGCTGAGTTCGATATCGCTGTTACCAAGCCTCGTTAAGGAGAAAGCACTATGAGCAACATCGCTCTTTTTTCTGGTTCAAATGTTCCCGCCTTCGCCAAGAAAGGCGAACTGTCCGACCTCGCCAAGTCCCTCGCAGGTGGCGTTGGTGGTGGCGGCGGCAAGCGGGTGTCGATCAAAGGCGGCGTCTTCCGTCTACTCGTAGGTGGCAAGGAGGTCGCTGCAATTGATGAACGCTATCTGGACGTGGTTGTCGTCAACGCTGCCCCCAAGATTGGTCGTACCTTCTACGCCAAGGCGTACGACGGTGAGACGCTCTCTGGCCCGGACTGCTGGTCTGCGGATGGCGAGACACCTAGCCCCGAGTCTGCGAACAAGCAGTCGGATCGCTG